GAAAAAAATAAATAACATTCCGGTTTATGTTTGGGAAGTGGCCACAGTAAATACCAATCAAACAGTAAATAATAGCTACCAGGATGATGTTTTTTAAGGTAGTAAGGTAGTAAGGTTGATTTTTTTTTTAGTCAACCCTACTATCGTGGTTTAAATATGCGTAAAGGCTGAAAAGTAGTAAGGTAGTAAGGTAGTAACTATATTCTATATAATATATGAAACAGATAATGTATATAGTGTATGTAATTATTTGTAAGTATAAAACTACACCTTACTACCTACTACCCTACTACCTTTTGCCTTTACATAGGTTTAAAGGCACTTTTTAAAATTTCAACCCTACTACCTTTTGCGAAAAGTAGTAAGGTTTAACCCTAAAAATGATAAAAAATGGAGTTAATTTTAGACAAAGATTTAGTAAAAGCATGGGATTTAGTTGAAAAATTAGAAATCAGACAGATTTTTACCCTTGCAAAAATCCCCGACAATCGCCGGGCCCTATTCATCCGCTGCATCAAACAAAGGATTGATACTTTGAATGATTGCGAGTTTAATAATGATTATACAAAAATTAGGAAGTTATCAGATTTTTGTAACTTTGAATTGAATAAACAAAATATTTCAAAATGGAAAAAAGAGGCGGAGCAAGAGAAAATGCAGGTAGAAAACCTAAATCAGATGAGATAGCATTAATTGCAAGATTATCACCTATGGATGATCTGGCGTTAAAATTGCTAAATGATAAGTTAGAAGAAGGCGATATGGCAGCTCTTAAAATGTTTATGGAATACAGATGGAGCAAACCGAAGCAAGAGGTTTCCGTAGATGGCGATTTGTTGTTAAGCATACCTGCTCCAGTTATTTACAATACTGCTCCGCCATTAGCCAATAATGAAAATGAGATAGATAATGTTTAAATCCTCTCCAGTCTTTTATGAGAATTACAATGCTAAAGAAAAGGTCCTAATTAACCAGGGTGGTACATCTTCCAGCAAGACCTACTCAATCATGCAACTGCTATTTTATAAAGCAGTAACAGAGCAGAGGTCAGTCATTACAGTAGCCGGTGAATCATTGCCTAACTTGCGCAAGGGTGCGTACCGGGATGCGGAGAATATTTTTGCAGATAACAAATACTTGCAATCGCAGTTAAAATTCTGGAATAGGACCGAACGGATTATCTATTTTAAGAATGGCAGTCTAATTGAGTTTGTTTCTTTTGAAAATGAACAGTCTGCAAAAAACGGTAAGCGTGACTATTTATTTGTAAATGAGGCTAATGGTATAAGCTACCAGATCTATTGGCAGTTAGCCATTAGGACCAAGAATCAAATATACATTGACTACAACCCTACCAATGAGTTCTGGGCGCATACTAAATTAATCGGTCAGCCAGATACAAAGCTAATCATATCAGATCATCGCCATAATCCATTTATATCTAAAGAGGATCATGATAGAATCGAAGCGATTAAAGACTTAGACTTAGAACTATGGCGAGTATATGCCAGAGGTTTGACTGGTAAGATTGAGGGCGTTATCTTTAGGAACTGGGCCATATGTGAACGGATCCCAGAGGATGCGGAACTAATTAGCTATGGAATTGACTTTGGTTTCACGAATGATCCTACTGGCATAATAGAGGTTTACAAGTCAGGGGGCGAGTTATGGGTAAATGAGATGTGTTATGAAACCAGGCTAACTAATATGGATATATGCCGGAAGCTAAGGGAATTTGGAGTAACGGAGGATCAGGAGATTATAGCAGATAGCGCAGAGCCTAAATCTATTCAAGAAATCTATGCTGAAGGTTTTAACATTCATGGCGCAATGAAAGGGCCAGACAGTATCAAGCAAGGCATTGACATTCTTAAAAGATATAAAATAAATATTACCGCAAATAGCCATAACTTTAAAAAGGAATTATTTAGTTACATTTGGAAAAAAGATAAGACAGGCAGGATGCTTAATGAGCCTATTAATTCTTTTAACCACTTGATAGATCCGTTGCGTTATGTGGCATTAAATAAGTTAGCATCTAAAATTAAACAAGAATATTCATTTGATTGGAACTAAAATGGGCGTATTTTCTAAAATATTCAAAGCTGATATAGAGAAGGCAGCTACCACTCAGCTAGAGGCTTTAATGCCAGGACTTCAGCAACAAATTACTGCAAACCTTTACAACCAGAATGTTTTTGGCTGGATAGGTAATAATCAGGTAATAGTTGACTTTGAGGATAAGGTAAAGTTTGTTGAGGAGGGATTTAAGAAAAACGCTGACATCTATACCTGCATTGATATAATCAGTAAGAAAATAGCAGAGTGCGCTTATGGGCTTTATGAGATTAAGGAAGGCGTTACTAAAAAGCATTTAAAGGTTTATGAGAATATGTCTTTAGCTGAGGGCCCAGCTGCTAAGATGCGGACCTTGCAACTTAAAGAGCAGATGTTCAACCAAGTAGAAAGCAATCCTATTCTTGACCTACTAGCAAAGCCTAATCCTCAGCAGACTTATGAGGAATGGATGACCGATTTAGCAGGGTTCTTTCTATGTACAGGCGATGGATATATCTTTGGAAATGGTAAAGATCCTGCAATGACCGAAAAACAAATTTGGTCTCAGTTATATTCTTTGCCTAGCCAGTTTATTGAGATTATCTCTGGCGGAATGTTTGAGCCAATCAAAGGTTATCAAATGCGTTCGGTTTATATGACCGAAGTTCCAATACCGGCAAATCAGGTTGTTCACTTCAAATCCTTTAATCCAGACTTTACACTAACTGGTGCGCAGCTATACGGCCAATCACCAATCAAAGCTATTTATAGGAACGTATTAAAAGAAAATGAAGGTGATAGTGAACTATTAAAGCAAATCCGCAATGGAGGAGCATATGGTTTTATCTCACCAGATGGACCGGGTGCAAGTTTGACTAAAGATCAAATGAATGTGCTAAAAGAAAAGTTTGTTGAAGCAAAGCGTGGCGAGACTTTAATGGATCGGATATTCCCAAGTTCCGGACCTTTGAAATGGACTCAAATAGGAATGCCATCAACTGATCTGCAGTTAATCGAATCGCTAAATATTGATACTAAGAAGATATATGCAGCGTTTCACGTTCCAATCCAATTCTCAGGTAGCGAGGCCGCATCAACGGACAATAACATGGGTTGGGCCTCTAAGCAGTTAATTTATAACGCAACTGCTCCACTATCTCGCAAGATCAGGGATGCCATAAATAAGTTTGTCTGCGAACCATATGCCAAAGCCTACGGAAAGAAATACTACTTTGATTTTGATTTTAGTAGTTATCCGGAGATGCAAGAGGATATGGCCAAGCTAACTGCATGGCTAAATCAGTCCTATTGGATTACTCCAGATGAGAAACGTATTGCTCAGGGTTATGATAAAATTAGTACTCCAGAGATGGGAAATATTTACGTTCCGGCTAATCTAGTTCCGATTGAGGAATTATCTTTAGATCAGGCGTATAACAATGCAACCATAAATGGCAAGTAGTGTTAAATATCATAAAACATATTTAAAGCTGCATAAAGAGTATGAGGCTTATGCTTATCCTATTATCAAGAAGGCATTAGACGATCAGACAGGCGCAGTTGCTGATTTTGTGAATGAGGATAACTTTGACAACATTGAATTGTATATTCAGTTCCTAGTTCAGCAAAAACCTTTGTATTCCGGATTAGAAAAGATTTATACAAAGGTTGGCGTATCTGCTGCGACATTCTCTTACGATTGGATTCGTAACTCAGTACCTAAAACAAAAAAGGATTTTATTATAGATTTCTTTAATGCTGCATGGTATGAAGAAATGGTTAACTATTTTAGGCTAATTGGAGGCACTAAAGTAACAGGCATTGATAATACAACTAGAGATATTATTAATAACTTATTAGCTAATATTTTAGGACAAAATTTGTCCAGAAGAGAACAGGCAAAGCTATTTGAGGAATCATTAAACGATCCTGCATTTAACAGAGCAAGGTCA